GCTTTTGCTGCTTCACATAATGCCAGCGATGGTACTGGAACGTTATAATTGATTGCCACCGGCATGGTTGTAGCGCCTGTGATTTTTGTCACAATTACCGCACCAACAAGAGCATGAGCGACATTAGTAGCCATAGCCGGCGCACTCAACACAAACATAACAGCAACCATCATAACTACATAAACACTATAAAGTCTTTTCATTTTTGTTTCTCCACTTAGTTAGTAAACATTTTGGTGGATAAGGCTGGAATCGAACCAGCATCCGGTTGAACCGAGTACAGATTTACAGTCTGCCGCCACTTAACCAATATTGACCTCTTATCCATTATTTGCCTTTTAAGCTAGGCTAGCTATTCACCGTTTCCGGTAGATTCTTTTATCACAGAACTCTTGCCCATTCTCTGTGTAAGTCTGATTTTTTCATTTTAATTACTTCCATAATGTCAATGATGGATTGCTTACGTAAAGCATTGCAAACCATAACGCGAAACCAACAATAAAAACAATAACAGGCTGCCATTTTCTATACCACTTCATTTCATGGCCAGCCAATGCCATAATAAGAACAGGTATTATAACGAACGTACCAAAATTTATTAACCACATTAAGAATGTTAGAACATTCTGACCACCACCATTTATATCAAACATTTTAATCTCCGCATAACGCCCGGAACAAGTCCGGGTTTGTGTTTTATTCTTCGTAAGCTTTTGGTGGGTTATAGATCAATCCATATTCTTCAGTATCCTCTACCTCAGGGAAGCTTACACCGTCATCTTTTTCAGCTCCCAATTTTACGTATTTGTTCATCTTTATCTCCCGTTTAGTTATCTGCTGCTGATGTGATAATCATACTCTTTTATTATTATATGTCAAGAGTTATTTTCAATTATTTACGCAACACGCCAAACAGTCAGCTCAAACTTCCCGGCATCCGTCTCACGATTCTTTGTTTTGAATTTCCACTTATGACTATGCCCGATTTGATAAGAAGCGCCGCGAGACTTCGATAATTCTTCCTCAGTCTTGTACACCAGCACGACTGACTGATCAACAGCCATATTCGCGTATGGATACTCAGGAGGACGACCACCCTTATTTTTAATTACTTTCTTTTTCATTTATTCTTTCTCTGGTTTGTAAATAGGCATTGGTATCCAGCCTATAAATTCATCATATTCATACAAGTTATTTAACTGGCTTTTGCTGATTGAATATAAAACCACAGGGGTTTCATCACCATATCGATAGGCCAACAACTTTTGATTACTTGTTATGCTATGTTCGTATAGATCAACCATCGGACGAAGCCGTGAAACTGTTAATGTGTCGATTTCTTTACATTCATGTATCAACTCATCAACCATGCATGCAGCGATATTTTTACCTTGCTTAAGCAGCTTGTTGCGGCGAGCTATCAAGTCTTCTTCTGTTATGACTTTCATATTCTCTCAATCCTATAAACCCTAAACGAAAAACCTTTCTTCAGCCTCGAGCAAGTCACAATAACGTCATCCTTGAATCTGGTTGCGTAACTGTAACAAGTACCATTTGCTGAAAGCATACCTTGATCCATGACCTGTTTAACGTATCTCATGGCATCGTCTACGCCGAAGCTATTTATTATGATTCTTTGCTCTTTCATATTCTCACCTGCATTTAACATACCCCAATAATAACACACTTTATTCATCATCACACAACTTTAATATAAAATAATTGTGATGATTATCTTGACAGATAATAATATTAACGTATAATCAACTCATCAGCAGCACAAACCAACCAGGAGATTAAAATGAAGACAATACCGGCAATAACTAAAGTTTACAAAACACTAGCAGCTTGCTGCAGATATCAGCACAGGCTACCGGCAGGAGTGCAGCCAGTATTTGATATGGTTACAAGGGAGTTAGTAGGTTTCGCTGCGCTACCATCTGGCGAATATTGGGTAACTAAGAAATAAAATACAGTCTAGCAACAAATTTAAAATGTTATGATAAATTAATAGGATGGGAGAGAAAATGAACTGGGTACCAATGAGTAAACAAATGCCGCCGGATACGGATGAAGAAATTTTCATACGCAAAATAGATGGAAGCGAATGGCAGCAAACACCAGCAAATGAAATCTGGATGGATGTTTCAAAAAATACTGCTCATGAATGGGAGTGGGCTTTTTGGAAAACAATAAACAAGGATAAAACAAAATGAACGATAAAGACCAAGCCGCAATTGATCACGTTGCAAGTGTAAGCAAACATCCTCATGCTGCTATGATTGTTAAATGGCTTATTACTGGATGGGATGTCGAGTTTCAACATGCCATAGGGGAATGGAAAATTAGTGACTTTCCAACATGGAGTCCTGGATCAAAATACCGCCTCATCGAACCAAAGCCAGCTAAACCAGCGTATCGTGTTTATGGTGGCGCAAACGGAACAAATACAGTGGATAGACTTCCAAATGGATCATTAAGTCACGGAATACCTGATTGGGCAGAGTGGATCTCAGACTGGATAGAATACGATCCGCCAAAGAAATGGCCGACTCCGCTTGTAGAACGCATAGCAGCAATAGACCTGGCAGCAGCGCAGTGGATTGTTGATCACTGGGATGATTTGCTTGATGCTAAATATGTGACCAAATGCAATTATTCTAGAGATTCTAACATACTTATATCAATGTTTTGCTGGAAATCATCGCCACAAGGCGTGCAGTACTGGAATAACATTGATAATAAACTACGATCATAAACTACCTATACACCCGCTTCGGCGGGTTTTTCAATCACGTAATGCAACAAGGCCAAAGCATCAGCACAATTATCATTATCAGTATCAAATCCACGCTTATTGGCTTCAGCAATCATCATTTGTTTATCAGCTCTACCGTTACCAGTCCAGAATTTTTTTATTTGACCAACGCCGACTCCTGAGCATGGTATACCGCGCTTGTATGCGTACATATTAAGCAAAGCAACATAACCGCAGTATGCTCGTGCTGCATGTAGCCCGTTATGTCTTTTTACATCTTCATACCATATTTCTTTTAAGTCTATGCTGTCCATGTCATCAAGCCATAATCTAAAAAGTTCAAACTTCTTACCGGTGTGATTTTTAGATCCATTGGTCAATCGCTCCCACCCACTTTCTATAGTTGTGTATTTCTTCAGCGCCCAACCGTATTCATTACCTGGATCAATCGCCAATATCATTTTGAAAGAATCTGAACATCTAGATTAACGTTAAAAAACTCATCCTTCTCAGCCATAAATCTATCGCACCTAGAACACAGATATGTATGAACATCGAAACCTGCCTCATGCAAAATCACTCCAGTGTCGCATTCCTTACATAATTCGTAGCCTGTTTCTTTTTCGTGTTTTGTCATAAATCAATCTTTATAAGAACTCAAAATATCATCAATCTTTCTGAAGGATGACATGTATTTTTCCATTCTATCAACATCTTTTTTCGATATACCTTTCAGTCTTGTAATATCAGAATTATCTCTTAAATCCTCCCTCTTAACCATCATTGCGTCACGATTAAGACAAACCCTGTCTATGAATTTTTCGTAACTTTCTCCGTTCTGTTTAGTAAGAGACATGACACCATTTATTACTCTTTCACTCATTCCGATATATCTTAAATCGTCAAAAGTAGCTCCGCAATCCTCAACAACATCATGCAGAACAGCTATTGCCATTAGCTCATCATCTCTTGTTCTTAGTCTCATCATCATTCTTAGCGGGTGAAGTATGTAAGCTCTGCCACCCTTATCTATTTGCTCAACATGCTTTTCTGATGCAAAACGTATTGCAATTGCTAAAATATTCATTTTTTCACCCTATAATAGCTCGTTAGTTAGTTTAAGCAAATCCCCTTGCGTCCCGAATCTTTTCTCGAATTCTTTTGGGTGTGAGTGGATTGCTGGGTGTTCCTCGGTTCCATTAACATGGTGATTATAGCAAAGCCCTATTGTGTAATCATCGCTCGCTTTCTTACCTATGCTTCTAAATTCCAATCCAGTCAAATGATGAATTAATGCCGGACTAAATACACCGTAGAACTCACGGCAAACAATACAACCAAGCTCAGACAGTCTATTAAAACGCTCTTTCTTGTTCATCCTGATACCTTTCGTTTTTATAAACCGGTTTAATCCGTTTCAAAGTAGCGGCAGCAATAAGCCACTCCATCCAAACACTGAATTTCTTTTTGCCATACTTACTTGTTCTACGCCCTAACATTACAACACCACCATCCCATCCCTGAGCTATTCTTGGCATTGTTTCGCCCTCAAATGCAGCGGTTAGTATATCCTTCCATTCATCTTTCGATAACCTGCACATTGCGCCATTTACAGGCCATTCCATTTGATCAGAGAATCCCTGCAGGTACGGCCATTGAGCCGCATTCTGATCTAACGTTCTGCTAGCATCTTTAAATTCTGCAATAGTTCCATCAGGAGCGGTCATACAGTATTCTGAAGCTCTGCGCCTTGCCTCTGTATGCACAAACCTGAATATCATTTTTTCCATAGCTTCGCCACATCATCCCTAAGTCTTTTATAAGCATCAAACCCGCGCTTTTCTTTTACACCTTCCAGATGATCTATAATCCATTCATCATCATGGCTTGCAACAAATCTAACCTCGCATTCGTGTCTGTGTTTCTCCGTATCTTGGTATGCTTTATCTGATAGTCTGGTTTTCAAGATTCATCTCTTTCATTTTATTAACTATTAACTCTAATTCCTCCAAACTAAACTCTCCGTAAAAATCCTCTAAGTCAAGCATTACTCCACAATGATCATGAATTCTGATTTTTACATTACAGAAATCATCAAAACCATTATCAATTTTTACTTCGTTTCCTTCTCTCACAAAAGTAATATTACTCATATAATCACCTTTAAAATAGTCTCTGCTGTTGCTGGCTTTTAATTACTCGCTCTACAGCAGCATTAAAATAATCCTCGTCTTTCTCAATACACGTTATTTCAAATCCCATGTTTAACGCAGCGATAACGCTAGACATTGAGCCGCCGTGTGTGTCCAGGATTGTCTGGCCTGGTTTGGCGTAGTTTGCATAAATCCATTCGTAAAGCTTTACTGGTTTTTGTGTTGGATGAATGCGCGATTCTTTGTTTTTCATGTCACCTTGAAGCATTCCATTCCACATAAAAGCGAATTTTCTTGCGGCTGTTTCAAAAGAAGTGAAAGCCAGTTCAACATCAGCAAAGTTTCCGGTATTAAGTTTGTCCCAAATTATCCAACATGGGGAGTCATAAGGAATTCTGCTTAAGAAATGATTTGCTCCCCATATAACCTGGTTAATTGAACATATCCTTAATAGGTCAAAATATTCTTTTTCTGGTGGCTTCGTGTCCCAATTTTTCTTTTCGTATAGCGTAACTTTCGCAAGTTTTTCACCGCCAACACTTCCATTTATTCCAATTCCATAAGGAGGATCGACCACCGCCAAATCAAAACACTTATCAGACAAATCCTTCATAAATTCCTCGCAATCACCGTGTATCAGTGTTGCTGTGCCTATTTTTATTTGTTTCATTCGTACGCTCTCGACTGCTTAACCGACCGCAGTATTCTCTGCCCGTTAAAATCACTGAATCGCGTTGTTGCCCCGGTGAATGTTGCGTAAACTTCGCCAGTCGCTCCGTTGCGGTTTTTTCGGCAAAGTATCTCAGCAACACCCTTGTTTTCCGTCTCTTTGTCGTAAGCCTCCTCCCGGTAGATCAGTAGGATTAAATCCGCATCCTGCTCAATCTCTCCTGAGTCCCTCAAGTCGCTCATCAAAGGCCGTTTATCAGTCCTATCATCAACTTTTCTGCTTAATTGGGATAACGCTATCACAGGGATATCAAACTCTTTAGCAATGCCCTTTAAACCACGTGAAATGGCTCCAATTTCTTGCGTCCTGTTATCGCCTGAGCCTTGCATAAGTTGCAAGTAGTCAATAACGATCATTTCCAGCCCGTGCTTACGCTTTGCTTTGCGGCATTCTGAGCGGATGTATTGAATGGTTGCTGCTGGTTTTGCGTTGATAGTCACGAGCAAGTCGCCTGAGTGCGCTATTGCCTGAGATTTTCCAACTCTTTCAGTATGAAATCGAAGGAACCTGGAACCGACTTCACGGCTTGACATCTCAAGCGAGAAAAAAATCACGTGTCCTTTTTGCGCTACGTGTTCAGCAACCTGAACCGCTAAACTCGACTTTCCGCTGCTTGGCCGACCAGCTATCACGATCATGTTGCTTTTGCAAAAATCACCGGTTAACCGATCTAGATCACGCAACCCGGTTTGTACGCCCTTATGGTCTGAATCTTCCCAGTCAACAGCCTCGATCACGGCCTGCTTGAGTGTTACTGATTCTGATTCTTCGTTGCCTTCCAGCAAATCGAACATTTTTGACTCTGCTTTTTCGAGTATTTCTTCAACCGGATTGCGTTGTTCAACATCGCCATCAAGTTCGGCCAGCAAGGCTTTAAGCCGTCTAAGCTTCCATTGATTGATAATCTTTGATGCGTGCGCCTTAACGTTTCGCGTCGATCCAACGCTTTGCACCAATGCCCCGATGTATTGCAAGTTTCCAACGCGTTCCAGGTCGCCTTGCCGTTGCAGTTGTTCAGCAAGCAGGATGATGTCAACAGGCTTGTTTTGTTCGATAAACGAAAGCAATGCTGTGAAGATAATCCGATGGTCTTCACGATAAAACGCTTCTGCTTTCAATCCTTCGATGCGGTCAAAACAGTCATTGTCTATCAACAAAGATCCGAGTACCGTTTGTTCGCTTTCGATTAGTTGGTTTTCTGCTTTCATGCTATTTCCTTTTGAATCTGCTTGCCTACCGTTGTTAAGTAATAGCTGCCTTCCTTATCAATTCCCCAAACTTTAAGATAATTACCATCAACATAATTACTAAATGCTTTACGCCAGTCGATATACTTTTTTTGTGGGTCAATTTGTCTTTTAAATAGAGTCCACGCAAGATATAAATAATCATCCGGTATTTTGGCTTTCTTTGCGTTAGTAAAAATATAATGGTCATCAGGTAATGCTTTTTCGTTTCTTTCTTTGCATTGATTCAAGAATTCAGAAAGAGTTATTGCTTTTAGTTTACTTTTATTTTCTTTTGTCTTCTCATTAATAAACTCTTCTTTATCTTCTTTATTCTTATCTAATCTAATCTTATCTAATCTAGCGCGATTTGTCTCAATTTGTCCGCTTTTGTCCGCGACATCTTCATGTTTGTCCGCGACATCTTCATCTGTCTTGCACTTATCTATAATACTGTGAATATATGCGTTTCTTGTATTCTTTTTATCCAAATACTTTGCAAGTTTTATGCATGATATTACCCCGTTTGACTGGCCAAAAAGGTTAATGCTAACCATGTATTTCATGATTTCTTCTACACGCATTTGATCTATTTTTAAATTAAATCCTATTACCTCTGCGTCATGTTTTAACTCAAAAGTTATTTCATCTGATTCGCCGAGATCCCCGGCTATTAACTCCAAACAATACCAATATATTGCATATCCATCAGCGCCGTAACGCATACGAACTTTTGTTAGTTTATTATTTGATGACGAATTAGTTAGATGCTTAAACCATTTCATGACAACATCCTTTTGACCTCAGCACACCAGCGCAAGACAGCCTTTCTTTTACCGTTTAATGTTTTTCTTTTGCCGATATCACGCGCTAATCTGAGTGCCTTTATCATTAAAAAAATCCTTTAGGAATCGCACAAAAAAAGGTGACGTTCCCGGACGGATTGAGCAGACGCTCTGAATGGGTCTTTAATTGTGCGATTTCTGAAAGATTCATTTCTTCTCCGTCTTTGGCCGTCACAG